ATGTTGTTTTATTTGTAAAAATCCATCAACTTTATCCCAACTTTGATTTGGTAAGTAACATACATCCCATTCAGGAAAAGTTTTATCATATGTTTGAATTTCTCTTAAACTTATAATTGCACCTGGTTTTATAGTATGAAAACATGCATCGCTATGACCACCATGATGTAAATAATTTAATCTTATGTCTTTTGTTTTACTTAATAGTTTTTGTTTATGAAGTTCAATAATTTTTAAATCACCTTGATCTATATAAAGATCCTTTCCAACCACAGTATAACTTGGAGCGTCGATTACATTATTATCAAAATCTCGAGGTTTAATATTTATTTTTATATTTTTTCTTAAATCTATAACATCTTTATTATTATAATTATGCAATAATTTTATCCAATAATTTTTAAATTCATTATTAGTATATACAATTCTATTTCCTAGTACAAATTGTGCATCTCTAGGAAATAGAGGAGGACGTGGTACACCACCTGAGCTACCCTTTAGTCTTCCTTTATTGTCAACATAATTCATAATATTATCATTCGGATCCATTTTAGGTCTTAAGACTTTACACCCGAAATCTTTTAATACCTTTTCAAAATACTCTAAATCTTCAAGAGTTTCTTCACATATTCTAAGAAGAACATCTCTTACGTTATTGTCCTTAATTCCATTATAGAATTCAGGCTTATAAGTATCACCAAGGACAACGACCTTTAATGGATCCCATTTGTTCCAAATATTATAACGATTTTCCATTGGAGTTCCCATGATTTATTCCAGAATTAATTTAGAAAAGACAAACTATAAAGATAATTTAGATTGGAAAAAATTAAATTTATGGCCGCCTCATAGCGATTTAAATTTTAATACACTTAATTCTATCTATACCAAATATTGTCGATATAAGAATTTTAAAAGTGTCATGCCCATATTTGACAGTGAATATATTGATATGTCAAATGATGTAATAGGATATTATTATAATAGAAAATTAGTTGCATTTAGTATTATTCGTAAACACGATAAAGAAAATATTGAGGCAATTCAATTTGCTTGGGACTATGAAAATCCAAAATTAAACTTGGGAATTAAAACTCTTAAGAATGAATGTGCAGTATATAAGAGTAAAGGTTATAAGTACTTATATCTCGGTGAAGCTGCAGAATATAAAAAAATTAATGGTTATGAGGAATTAGGACCGATATAATGGATGTATATACAATTTACGCTGATCATACCGAAAATGTAAATGCTCATGAATTTGTAGCATTTATGAAAAAATTTATGGATAAAATGGTAGAGATGGGTCGAATGGAAACCTATCGTATTACTCGTATGAAACTTGGATTTCGTAGTATGGATCTACCAGAATTTCGTATTGATATGGAATTTAAAAATATGCAACAATTAGATGATGCTATGACTAGTGTTATTCGGAATGAGCAAAATATTGAAGGTGAACATGTTGGCTTTAACCATCTTGTGGATGTAGAAACAATCCAACATTTTCTATATAGAGACTTTCCTGATGAATAAGGTTGCAGAACTACAGCATGATGTAGAGAACTGGATACACAACTTTGTAAGTGTGTACAATGAGCAATTGGAAAATATTCCATGTCCGTTTGCAAAACAAGCTGTGGTTCGGCATCAAATTACATATGAAATAGCTGAAAGCGTATCCGATTTAGATAGACTGTGTATAAAATATAAAAATCCTGCCCTATGGGAAATCAAGGAAGTGCTTGTAATAGGACTGGTACCGCAGCTTATAAGTGCTATGACACTAGTAGATACGGTAGAAAGGTTAAATAAAGAGATTCTAATTCCAGCAGGACTCATAGCACTTGAGGATCACCCTGATAATAAAGAAGTCATTTCCGATGTTGAAATGAATCAGGGCAAATGGGCTTTGATTCTTATCCAGTCAAAAGATAAATTAAAAAATGCAAGTAAAATACTTGAACGCCAAGGTTACTATAAAAATTGGACTCAAGAACAATTAGATGAAGTTGTTACGTGGAGATGAAAATATAATCTAATTATTACAAAACTGTTACCTGTTTGTTACAACCTCTAGATATATAATTTGTTAGAATTTTTTACTAACAATAAAAGAGGTTCCAATGAAAAATGTATTTTTACTAACTGCAGCACTTTCCCTTGCAGCAACTACCGCTTATGCTCGTGATAATATCCAAATTACTGGATCCAGTACTGTTCTCCCATATGCAACTATTGTTGCGGAAGCATTTGGTGAAAACTTTGATTTTCCAACGCCAATTGTAGAAGGTGGTGGTTCTGGTGCCGGTCGTAAAAGACTTTGTGAAGGTGTAGGTACTAATACTGTTGATATTGCTAACAGTAGTTCTAAAATGAAAGAAGAAGAATGGGCAGCTTGTGAAGCAGCAATTGGTCCAATCACAGAAGTTCGTATTGGTTATGATGGCATCGTATTTGCCAGCCGTAATGAAAATCAAGGTTTTAATAACTTAACTCCAGCTCACATCTACCTTGCTATCAGTGCAAGATCAACTGTTACTAACTGGCAAGAGGTTGACCCATCACTTCCTAACCGTGACATCTTAGTCTATATTCCAGGAACCAAACACGGCACACGTGAAGTGTTTGATATTAAAGTAATGGAAGAAGGCTGTAAGATGGTAGGGACCTACGATCTTATTATGAGACAAAATGGTGGTGATGCCAAGGCTGCTACTGCTGAATGTGTTGCAGTTCGTACAGACAGTGTTGCAATAGATATTGATGGTGATTATACCGAAACACTTTCCAGAATGGAAAATAATACCAATGGTATTGGTGTATTTGGTCTAAGTTTCTTACTTAATAACACATCAACTCTATATGCTGCTACAATGAACGGCGTATCTGCCAGTGCAGAAACCATTGCTAGTGGTGAATATCCTGTAAGTCGTCCACTTTATTTCTATATAAAGAATGCACACCTAGATGTAATACCTGGTTTAAGAGATTACATTCAATTCTTTATGAGTGATGATATGGCAGGACCAAACGGACCTCTAGCAGAATATGGCTTGGTATCAGATCCTGAACTGGCTGAAACTCAGAAAATGTTATCAGGTCTTTAATTTACCGAATAATATAAAAAAGGCGGCATTTAGCCGCCTTTTCTTTATTTTTTACCGAATAAGGTAAAATCAGAATGCTAGACGAGTACCGATAGTTACGTCACCGAACTCAAAGTCTGCATCAGCTGAAACTTCACCGTATACTTCTACAGCGCCATACTGATATGCGGCATCAAAATCCACACCAGTGAAAAGATCATTGTCAGTGTTTAGGTCTAGAAGATCCCAAGTAGTTTCTGCATTGAAAGTTACGCCCCACTTTGAGAAGCCAGCGCCAGTAGTAAGATCCAAAGCATAATCCTCTACACCAGTAGTGTAGTTAAAATCAACTTCGCCGCCGATGTTAATACCAGTGTCGCCAAGTTCCCAAGCTGAAGCAGCAGAAGCTGCGCCAAAAAGTACTGCAGTTGCAAGAAGAATATTTTTCATTTTAGTTCCCTATTGTTTGAATGAAAGTGCAACTTTTCTGTTTCTAGGTAAGTTGCCAACCCACCAGCATTAGGCCGCTAGGGCGTAACCTGTAGGAGCAAAGTTATCGTTTGCATTTAGTTTAATTGACCGATACGAGGTCATCCGGTAAACTCCACTCTATCTTCACACCTGTCGATCCTAATTTCGACCCCATCAAAGATACACTGCCAAACGGCGTAAAGCCTGTCCCCGTGTAACTGAATACCCTAAACAGTGTATCTATGGTGGAGTCGCTGGGTACCGCCCCCAGGTCCAGAATGTGTCCACGTCGCTTCAACGTTTACAAGTATATTTAATCATATTACATGGTAAATGTAAACAACTAAATTTAAAAATTATTGTGTGTATTATTTATGTCACAATTGATTATCATGAATATAAAGTTGAATGATTGCATAGTGCAGAATCTTCATAAGATCCTTACGAGCATCATCACGAGTGCCTTTATTTCCATAACGATTGGAATACTTATCGACATTTCCCATACAGAAACCTGTACCGTGACCACGGTCAATGATTACTTCTGTTGATTGAATCTTGTGTTTGGAATAGTGTTGTCCATATGTACTATCAATATATTCTTGAATCTCTTGAATATATTTGCCTTCATTAAATTTATAATCAATCATTTCATTATCCATAGATTAAGAGTAGTTGGTTGGCAGCTCACGCTGCCAACGCCATTTTTACTGCAAGCTCTGCGGCTTGAACCTTACGAGCCTGGTTTGAACCATACCATTGGCTGTGAAGCCGATTTTCTGCATTCCGACCTTGCACGTGATCCGTAATGTAGGTTACGGAATTGAATGCCTGCCACCAGGTACCTTCAGCATATTGTGCACCAGGTTGTGTTTCCAAAACATCGAAAGCCTGACGAGCACTACGAGACAAAGTATCCTTTGTGAGTTCTTTACGCTTTTCCAAGCCAGAGGACAGGGGAAACACATTGTCATAGTACTGGAGCAAGGATTCAGCTGTAACTTTACGCGAACCAAGAAACTCAGCCATTTCCTTATATTTTGCAAATTTCTCGTGAGCAATGCCGAGAGTTACTTTAACCGAGTCAGCATCAAAAGTGGTACGATGACCAACTTTGATGGCACGATCCGATTTCATATTCAGAGACATTGTCAAGGTATTGTTGCAAACCACTCGGATCGGAGTGAACCGAATATCAATTGCCTTACCGTATTGGTGAGGATTTGAGAAAAGCATAAAGGAGTCAACCTGGTCACCACCAAAAAGGTCAAAGGATTCTTTAACTTTGGCAAGAGCCCACACAACCTGTCCGCCTTTCAACGAACCAGCCGTATGCATTTCCATATCACCAGCAAGAACATATTCAGAAAAGAATTCAAATGCGGTTTGGTTTTGAACCGGTTTCCAATCCTCACCAACGTTTGTAAGAATTTTACCATCGGTACCACGGACCAGAGATTTCTGACCTGTGGATTTACGAACACCATTGAACTCGATGAACGATTCAACTTCATGTACTTCCCAATCCACGCCAGCCTTCTGCATCATTTGTGCAGGAGTCAGATCATTGGATACCTTTTCACCAAGCCCGTGCCAGGGAAGTTCACCAGCATAAGCCATTGTTTCAACCATATGTGCCATAATGTAGGGTTCCTTTCATTTCCTATAGTAGTATAGTAATACATCTAAAATGAAATGTAAACACTTTTTTTTAATTATTTGAAAAAAAATTTAGTCCCATAGTGCTTCATAATACTTACCAAATAGTTGGAAGCCGTTGCTCATACGTTTTTGATGAGCTTTCATTCCTTCACGATCACATGATTCAAAGCTTCCTCCTAATGCTTTAGAATCATCTTCGATCCATTCACCGTAGTAATCACTTTCCCAATCACCACGGATCTTTTGCTCAAACGCCCAGATCATTTCATCAAGAACCCATTCCCAACGAGCGTGATGATTGTCGTCAATGTCACCATTCCAAAACTCTTTATCGTTGGGACTATTGTTTCTAAGATGCTCAGGAACATCTACATCGTCAACATAAGGAGAACCATGCTTAGTCTCTTTCAGTTGCTTGAGCATCGGAACAACGATATGAGCAAGAGTGTGATCCATGCTCCAAGTATCTTCACGATCAATGCGAATATTAATTTTACGTTCTAGTTCTACCTTGTCGAGATACAGGTTGATGGTGTGGTTGTAGATCCACTGAAAAACATCTTCTACTCGTTCCCAAGCACGGTCTTCCCAGTCTTTGTTATCAGTCCACTCAAGACCATACTTCAACATCATATGACGATCGTGGATGGTGCTAATCCAACGACTACGATATGGTCCGATATAGATTTTCATTTTGCTTTCCTATATTTGCGATGTTACTTGCATTTGAATAGGGCAATCAAGGTTGCTACAATAGTAACTCATCACGCCTTCCCAACGTATTCCACATCTAGTGCACGTGGTGCTGTTTGACTTCAACGGTGTCATTGGAACAACTGGAGGCACATAGGTAATACGATCAAGCTTTGCTTCAAGGTCTCTTACCTGAGCTTGCAGTTCCCAGATCTGTTCTTGAAGATCTTCAATTCCGCTCATTTCAAATACTCTTTTAAATAAATTGCAATTACACGCCAAGGAATGTGGCCCATCTGCAATGGGCCTTGATTGGTTTCCTCAATCAGCCAGATACCATCATCATCAAAGTCTAATGTAATGCTCATCCCCAATCCTCAAGCGTATGCTTTAATTGTACCAAAATCTGATTCAGTTGTAAACGGTCTTGTTCACGAGTACAATAGATTTTTACAGGACGATGGGCGAATCCTTCGTCAGTTGTTTCAGTCTTATCCAATAGAACAAATAGCTCTTTGACAAGAACATCATATGCTTGTGCTTTACTTGTTAGGCTCATTATAGTAACCACTTCCCTAAGTATAGTCCAATTGCAAACGTTGTTAGAGGAAAAAGTTTAATTGAAGTCTTCGTGAACCCTTCCTTGAAACCTTTCCAGAAATGCTTAATCATTACAAATCTCTTCATCTTCTTCGTACGTCAAAAAGATTTTCAGAGTCTTACCATCATCTTGCAAGTCTGGCACAACAGCCTGAACGTTGTTTTTCACATAAGCACGACCGGTGTTGTCGATTACCTCAACACGATTTACTGCTTCAAAACTTGGATAGCCTTTTTCAAAAACTGGAGATTCAAACCGTGACATCTTCTACTACCTTTTCAAATTGACCATTGACAACTTTCAGAGTTGCCCGAGGAACATTGATATCACCAACCAAACGAATATATGCTCGACCACCATCAATGCTTGTACCACCAACACTATAGAAGTCATGACGATGTTGACTGTAGTGCCACTGATCATTTACTTCAATCATATCAAACGTAAGATCTTCAACAATATCTGCATTGGTAATCATGATTTCGGCGTAGCCTGCATATGGATTACGATACAACCCGAAATAACGATTACCGAATTCAGGGTGTGGTTTCTCACGATAGAACACATCAACTGCCTGAGTACCACTACCAAGTGCAGTAGTGCAAACATATGTCACTGGAACTCCATCCTTTTCAGAATAGAGTTCACAAGCAGTTTGAGTATTAAATTGTGGGCGATGATGAATGTTCATCGGTTATCAAACCTCCAGTTACGGATATGTTCAAGCTTTTTCTCTTTTGACCACGTAGTCAGATAGTTATTGTCTTTATCAAATTGTTCTAGGATTTCATCCTCAGTAAGAACATTATAGTCAACAATGAGTTCACCAAGGTGTTCCTGAGAGAATTCATCCACTTCATTCATTACAACACTATCACAAGCCCATGCAGGATCCACAGGCATATCTTCATTCATCTTTTGAAGATCATCCAACGGAATGCAATACCGCATACGATGGGTTGAAATGGCCGTAACCAAAACGTATTTATTCATGTCAATTTCTCCAGCCAATAGAGTCGTACGTGTTCTTTCCATGATTTATTATAATCAAATGGACCAGAATTGTAAATATCTTTTTCAACCATATCTTCAAAGTCTGAACGAACAGGCTTAGCGTTAATGCGATCCAGCTCTGATTGAATAGCAATACGAACATTTAGTTGTTCACGCCATTTATTGAAATCGTCACTCATCTCCGATTCTTCCCTGCTGCGAGTTCATCTAAAATAAACGAGGTCACGCTTACACCTGAAATTTTTTCTTCAACAGGTCTACACACTATGACATGACCTAACGGCGCGAACCGTATGTAGTTTATTGCTCGTCTAGTCAGAGGCCCATTTGTGATAATCAGCGTTTTGCTCATCCCCGGCCCTCCCCTGCCTTCTTGATGATCGCCGCCACTTCGGCAGGGTCGGATGCGAGGGCGCGGATGGCCTCGTGTCTTGCGTCCATATCTGCGACTACAAGGCTGCGCTCGCCGTGTTCTTCGACAGCGTATGCTCGCCCATCAAGCATCCAATTAG